TCCCCAAGGGCAACGGCAAGTCGCCGCTCGCGGCGGCCATCGGCTGCATCGTGATCGCGCGTGGCCGGAACACCGGGGCCAAAGTCTACTCCGCGGCCGTCACGGAGAAGCAGGCGAACAACGTCTTCCAGCCGGCGCAGGAGATGCTTCGCCAATCACCGAAGGTGCTCGAGGCCGCGCAGCTGGTCGTCACCGAGCACGCGATCAAGGGCATCGGGGACCCGCGGATCTTCGAGCGAGTCTCGGCCGAGAAGCGCAGCGCGGACGGCGCCGTGCCCGACTGCATGATCGTGGACGAGGTCCACCAGCACCCGACCCGCGCGCTCTACGACGTGGTCTCGAACAACGCCTCAAAGGTTGATGGCTCGCGCGTCGTCGCCATCTCCACCGGCGGGACTGACCCGTCGCCGACATCGATCGGTTGGCTGCTGTACTGCGAGGTGCGGGACATCCTCACCGGCAAGTTTGACGCGCCGGCGCACTTCGCCGTCATCTTCGAGGCCGACCGGGATCTCGACCCCTGGGAGGAGTCGACCTGGAGGCAGGCGAACCCGAACTACGGCATCTCCATCTCGGCCCGGAACTTCCGGACGACTGCGGAGGCGGCGCGCGCAGATCCCACGGCCCAGCCCCACTTCTTCGCGACGCGGTTGGGCTGGTGGTCGCGGGGCGCGGACAAGTGGATGGACCTCGCGCGCTGGGACGCTGCCGCGGCCGATATCGGCGAGGAGCAGTTTGCCGGCCGCAAGGTCTTCCTCGGGATCGACTACGCGCCGAAGCTCGACTTCTCCGCGATCGTCGAGGTCGCCGCGTCGCTCCGGGAGGACGGACGCCGGCAGTACGTCGTCCGCTCTCACGGCTTCTTGCCCGAGCGCTCGCCGACGCTCCACGACCTGCCAGCGCTGCGGAACATGGTGCCCGGATGGCTCACGCTGACGCCCGGGGACTCGCTCGACGCCGGCACACTGCGCCCGTCGATCCTGGCACTCGTCAAGCGCTACCCGGGCGCCGAGGTCTGCCTCGATCCCTTCGGCTGTGTTGAACTCATGACGTCCCTCGACAGGGAAGGCGTGCCGCCCGTTCAGATTCGGCAGCAGTGGAAGTTCCACTCACCGGCCATGACGGAGGTCCAGGTTGCGCTCTCCCAGGGGCGGCTCGTTCACGACGGGAGTCCGCTCATGGCGCTGTGCATGGCGAACGTCGTGGCATCGCCGGACCGGAACGGGAACGTCACCCCGGGCCGGGACAACGACGCGAAGAAGATCGACCTGGCGGTGGCGCTCCTAAACGCCATGTACCGCGCCTTCACCGTGGACCTCTCCATCCCGACCGGGCCCGGGTTGTCGGTCGTCTCGGCCGAGGACGACGTGCCGGCGACGGACGCGACATCGGCCGAAGCGGAGCGCGAACGCAACTTCCCGTGGGGCGACGAATGAACGCACTTCTAAGGGCATGGGCCGCGCTGCGCCGGAGGGGGCCACAGAGCCCGGCGCCCGAGTCGCCGCGGTACGAGACGCCCGGCTTCTGGGGCCAGTTCGGCCTCGTGCCGGGGGATCTGTTCCTCACGGTCGAGGAGCAGATGTCCGTGTCGGTGGCTTGGGCCTGCATCCGGGCCATCGTCGACCCGATCGCCGCAAGCGAACTCAAGCTCTACGAGGATCGGGACGGCAAGCGCACGGAGGACCGAGAGTCGTGGCTCTACTGGCTCCTTAACGTGGAGCCACACCCCGAGTATACCTCGCAGGGCTGGACCGAGAGGGTCCTCACCTCCGCCGTCGCCACCGGCAACGGGTACGCCTACATCCGGCGTGACGGGAACTCGCGGCCCTCGTCGATGCAGCCACTCGACTATCGGCGGATGCAGGGCGACGACGAGGACGGGGTGCTCGTCTACCGGTACAACGATCCGGTGAACGGCGAGGTGCGGATCCAGCCCTCGGACGTGATCCACGTCCCCGGGCCTCGGACTCGGGGTTTCTACGGTGATTCCCCGATGGCTCGCGCTGCCGCCGCACTCGCGCTCGCGAGAGGGCAGGAGATCTACGCGACCAGTTACTACGCTAACGGTGCCATGCCTGGGGTGCTGCTCAAGCCGCCCGCCAACTACGGTGTGATCGACCAGGACAAGAAGAACCGGCTCCGGGAAGTGTGGAGGGCGCTCCACGGCGGCCCGAGAAAGGCGAGAGGGATCGGCATGCTCGATCCCGGATGGGCGTTGGACGTCGTCCCCACGGACGCCGAGAAGGCGCAGATGGTCGAGGCTCGCCGTTACCAGGTAGCGGAGATCGCGCGTTTCTTCGGCGTCCCGGGCCACCTCATCGGGATCCCCGAGTCCTCGCAGGGCTACGGGAAGAACCTCGCCGAGCTGGGGCTCGGCTTCGTGCGACAGACGCTGGAGCCCTGGGCGCGCCGCGTCGAGGAAGAACTGCGCCGCAAGCTCATGCCCGGCCGCCGAAGCCGGCGGTGGTTCATCGAATACGACCTCTCGCGCCTGAAGAAGGGCGACGAGGAGTCGGTAGCCCGTGCCGAGGAGATCGCGATCAGGAACGGCGTCCTGACGATCAACCAGGCCAAGGAGCTGCGCGGGTTGCCGTCCGTGGCAGGCGGCGACGTGACGCTGGTCAACGGACGGCCGCTCTCGCAGGTCGTCGCGGAGCCCGCGGAGCCGAAGACGAACGGCGCGAGGGGACCGGAGGAGCCGGGGGGCGAAGACGACATGGCGCCGGGCGACGCGGATCGCGCCCCGATGACCATGGCGCTGGAGGGGCACGCGCGCCGCGCGAAGGCGAGACTCGCGGACCTGGCGGCCAAGGGGCTTCCCGAGGCGGCGCGCACCAAGCAGCTGGCCTCCTTGCGTGCAAAGGCCCTTGCGGATATGCGGGCCTTGATGCCACGAGCAGACGCGAGATCGCTCACTGCCGCAGTCGAGTCCGTCGAGCACGGGGTCGCGCCCGAGAAGGCAGCCGCCCTCCTCCTGGGAGTCGGCGAATGAAGACCGCGACCATGCGGCTCTACGGCATCATCGGCGGCGGCTTCTTCCCCGATGAGGACGCCATCACCGCCAAGGGCGTGGCGGCCGAGCTGGACAAGCTCCGGGCCGACGGCGTGAAGCGCCTTGAGATCTTCCTGTCCTCGGATGGCGGGCACGTCGGGGAAGGGCTCGCGATCTACTCCCAGATCCAGCGTTTTCCGGGCGAGGTGACGGTGAGCATCGACGGCCGCGCGCTGTCCATCGCCTCGGTCATCGCCCTCGCGGGCAACCGACTGGTGATGCCGCGCTCGGCGCTCCTGATGATCCACGCGCCGTTCATGATCTCGATCGGGAACTCGAAGGAGCTCCGCAAGGTGGCCGACGACCTCGACGTGATGGCCGCGACGATGCGGGGCATCTACGCCGCCGCGAGTGGCCGGCCGCCCGCCGAGATCGAGAAGATGATGGACGAGGAGACGTGGCTGACGGCGGAGCGTGCGCAGGAGCTGGGCTTCGCGGACGAGGTGCTCGAAGACCAGAAGCCGGGCGCTGCCGCGTCCGTTCGCACGCCCATCCTCGACTTCTACCGCAAGACCCCCGAGGGCCTGCGCGGCGTCCGCGCCGAGGTCGCCCTCGCGAAACTCGAAGGACTCCTCATGCGCCAGCGCATCGGGGGGATCGCGCGCAGCGCCAGCGCCGCCGCGGCCGGGGTCATCCCCGGTGCAGGAAACTGAAGACTGAGGAAGAACATGGACCCCAAGGACAAGAAGCCGCCCAAGGAGCAAGATCCGGTGCAGCAGCTCCGCGACCGGCTCGCCGCACTCGTGAGCGAGCAGGAGCAGATCCTGAACTCCGCCACCGCGGCGAAGCGCGATCTGACGGACGACGAGAACGCGAAGCTGGAGAAGATCGAGGCCGACCAGAAGAAGCTGGAAAACGACGTGGCTCGGCGCATCGCCGCGGCCGAAGCGCAGGAGCGACTCGACAGGCAGCTCCCCTCGCTCATCTCCGGCGACGTGGCGCACGAGAAGGCCGACGCCAGGGCTGCGGGTCGCAATCCTGACCGGCGTCCGCCCATCACCGGGAGGGACATCGAGGCGACGTCCCGAACGCACGGTTTCGCGAGCGCCCAGGACTGGTTCAAGGCCATCCGGGTCGCGGCCGTGAATCCGAGCCTCATCGATCGCCGACTCAACGCGGCCCAGGCCGCGGCCACCACCTTCGCCAACGAGGCGGCGGGACCCGAGGGCGGATGGGCCCAGCCCCCCGAGTACTCCAAGGAGATCGTCGAAGCCGTGATGGGCCAAGCGACGCTGCTCGGGCGGATGCGCCCGCTGCAGTCGACCTCCAACATCTACCAGATCCCGGTCGACGAGACGACGCAGTGGGGCACGGCTGGCGTGCAGGCGGCCAAGACGGCCGAGGGCGCGGCCGGCACCGTCTCAAACCTCGCGCTCCAGGGTCGGGTGGTGACGCTCTACAAGGCCGTTGCGCTCACGAACGTGAGCGAAGAGCTCGCGACCGACAACCCGGCGACGGTCCAGCACATCACGCGAGTCATGTCGCGGCAGCTCCTCGGGGTCGTGGAGCGCTGGCTCCTCCGGGGCTCGGGCATGGGTGAACCCGTCGGGATCCTGAACGCCCCCGCGCTCGTGTCCGTGGCCGCGGAGGCGTCCGGCAACGGCGCGGGCACTCTCGTCCGGAAGAACCTCTCCAAGTGCTCGGGTCGGCTCATTCCGGGCTACGACAACGAGGCGTTCTGGGCTCTCTCGCGGCTGGCGGGAACACCGGCAGGGAGATTCAGACCGGATTCGGGCCGACGCTGCTCGGCTTCCCGGTCGTGACCACGATGGAGGCGCAGGCCGTCGGTACCGCGGGCGACTGCACCGCCATCGCGCCGTCGGGGTTCCTGACCCTCGTCAAGGGCGGGGTCGAGTCCCAGGCGACGATCTACTTCTACTTCGACCAGGGGCTCTTGACGTTGCGCTCGTACCTCCGGCTCGGGCAGGTGCCGCTCCTGTCGGCGGCCGTCACCCCGAAGCTCGACACCGCCACCACCCTCTCCCACTGCGTGACGACCGCGACCCGGACCGGGTAATCGCGGCGCGCGAAAGGAACGACCATGTTCAAGACCGACATCCCCCTCGTCTCGGCCACGAAGTTCAACGTGGCCCCCATCTCCGTCGACGACGGCGCCGGCGTCTACGGCACGGCAGCGACTGCCGGCACCGGCGACTGGGTGCTGGGCTCGGAGATCCCCGATGGCCGGAACCTACTCGTCACTGTGAGCACCGGGGCTCTCACCGGCACGCCCACCGCACTGAAGGTCGCGCTGTTCGGCTCAGCCACTGACGCGAATGGCACCTCCGGCGCCGAGATCGCGGCCACGGTGACGGAGTGGCTGACCCCGGCCGGCGACACCGAGTACTCAGTCGAGATCCCGCTCT